GAGTTGTAAGAGCAGATGATACTGGTCTACAAAACGGATTTGTTGGTACTGCAAACAGTATTAAAATCAAGAGTTTAGATCATTATGAAGAATTGGGATATGATGAAAACCCAATTTCCGGTGTAGTTGTTGCTGCAAGAAATCCTGGAACATGGGCAAATGGATTAAGAATTGGTATTATTGATTCCAAGGCAGATCAAATTCTTACACTTTCTGCAGCACCTGCAGAATTTGCTGTTGGAATGGGAGTTACTCAAGCAATTTCTTCAACACTTCCAGGAGCAGGAACTACTTCAGTTCTTGATGGATACTTGAAAGGTATTGTAACTGAAATCGCAGGTACAGATGCTTATGTAAAAGTTCTTGAGTATGTTTCTACATCAGGAACTGTTACTAAAGTAGATTATCAACCATCTGGTGTTTATGCTTTCTCCGGAACTGGAAGTGTTGCAATACACACTGCAGGACAATCAGTATCTTATGCATCAACTTCAGTAATTTCACAAAAAGATTGGTTCGATCAACAGACATTACAAACAACAGCAAACTCAAGTATTAAGTGGAACTTAATTGCTGATCGTCCCGGAACTTCCCAATATGCGGCAGCAAGAGGATCCAGATTTGATGAAGTTCATGTTGTTGCTATTGATGGGGATGGTTCGATAACATCAAATTCAGGAACAATAATTGAAAAACACCTTGGATTATCAAAAGCAAAAGATGCTGAATTTTCTCTTGGTTCTCCTTCATATTGGAGGAAATTCATTGCAAATGGTTCACCAAACCTTTTTGCGGGATCACAACCAGTAGGTGTAGTAACAACCGGATTTGTAAGTGGTGGAACTGGATTTGATCAAGAGAGTGATGTAGGTTGGGATCAAGATGCTGAAGGAATAACTTTTGCAGCAATTGGAAATTTAAATAATAAATTAAGTGGTGGTTGGAATTATGGCGGAAAAACAGATCTTTCAACATCCGGAGCATTATTTGCTGGGTTAGATGATATAGTATCCGGTTATGGATTATTTGAAAATACTGACAATTTTGATGTAAATTTCATTCTTATGGGATCTGCAGGATATGATAAATCAAGTGCTCAAGCACTTGCGAATAAGTGTATTGCAGTTGCCGAAGCAAGAAAAGATTCAGTAGCATTCATCTCACCATATAGAGGTGCTGCTCTTACCGATACTAATGATGATAGAGCAGCAACTATTAATTCAGATGATACTATTACTGATAACGTAGTTAGTTTCTATTCCCCAGTCACTTCATCATCGTATGCAGTTTTTGATAGTGGTTACAAGTATATGTTTGATAGGTTTGCAAATACCTTTAGATATGTTCCACTAAATGGGGATATTGCTGGTCTTTGTGCTAGAAATGATATTAATAACTTCCCTTGGTTCTCTCCTGCAGGAACTTCTAGAGGTGCGATTTTAAATGCAGTTAAACTTGCATATAATCCAAGTAAAATTCAAAGAAATGTACTTTATTCTAATAGAGTTAATCCAGTAATATTCTCACCTGGTGCCGGTATTATTCTCTTTGGAGATAAAACAGGATTTGGTAAGTCTTCTGCTTTTGATCGTATCAACGTTCGTAGATTGTTCATCTACCTTGAAGATGCAATTGAAGCAGCAGCAAAGGATCAACTGTTTGAATTCAACGATGAAATTGCAAGAACTAACTTTGTAAACAGTGTAGAACCATTCCTTCGTGATGTTCAGGCAAAGAGGGGTATTTTTGATTATGTAGTTGTTTGTGATGAAACAAACAACACTGCTGCAATCATAGATAATAATGAATTTGTAGCAGACATCTTTATCAAACCTGCAAGATCAATTAACTTCATCGGTCTTACGTTTGTTGCCACTAGAACTGGCGTCTCGTTTGAAGAAGTAATCGGTAACGTTTAATTTAGAGGTTAAAAAAAATGGCAACTAGGACACAACGCAATAACATCCCTTTAAGAAAAATCACTGACTTTAAAAGTAAGATGGGTGGTGGGGGAGCAAGACCCAATCTATTTGAGGTAGAATTATCATTTCCATCAGCTGTTCAAGTTGATAATGATATTTTGCAGAGAGCAAGACTTCTTGTAAAAGCAGCAGCACTTCCTTCTTCAACAATAGCACCAGTTGAAGTTCCATTTAGAGGACGTATTTTAAAAGTTGCTGGTGATAGAACATTTGAAACTTGGACAATCACAGTAATTAATGATGTTGATTTTGCAATTCGTTCATCTTTTGAAAAGTGGATGAATACGATTAATAGAATGAATGATGGTAGTGGTTTAACTGATCCCGATTCTTATCAGGCAGATGCATTTGTTTATCAACTAGATCGTGATGGTGGCATCTTGAGAACATATAAGTTCTATGATTTGTGGCCAACAAATATTAGCACTATTGATTTAAGTTATGAAACAACTGACACTATTGAAGAATTTACTGTAGAAATGCAGGTTCAGTGGTGGGAAGCATATAAAGGAACATCATCTCAAGCAGGTGGTGAAGATATCTCCTAAATAATAAAATAGTAGTCTAAGTTAGTTTATAATATGGCAAAACTTTTTGGTTTTTCTATTGATGATGCAGAAAAGAAATCCAAATCTGTAGTTTCCCCTGTCCCCGTGAATAACGAGGATGGGGTTGATAACTATATTAGTAGTGGATTTTATGGTTCATATGTAGATATTGAAGGTCAATATAGAACAGAATTTGATCTAATAAAAAGATACAGAGAGATGTCACTCCATCCAGAAGCGGATGGTGCTATCGAAGATGTTGTAAATGAAGCAATTGTGAGTGATCTTTATGATTCTCCAATTGAAATTGAATTATCTAATTTAAATGCTACAGATAATTTAAAGAAAGCAATTAGGCAAGAGTTTAAATATATTAAAGAAATTTTAGATTTTGATAAGAAATCGCACGAAATTTTTAGAAATTGGTATGTTGATGGAAGACTTTATTATCACAAGGTAATTGATCTTAAGAAACCTCAGGAAGGAATTAAAGAACTGAGGTATATTGACCCAATGAAGATGCGGTTTGTCCGTCAAGAAAAGAAAAAAGATAATAATATTATTGGTCCAAGTGTTCCAGGTCGTGACGAGCAAAAAAATGTTATTGCTCCAGAAATCGAAGAGTACTTTGTATATACACCAAAACCAAACTATCCAACAGGAAATTTAACTGGTGGTGGTGGAAATAAAGGAACTAAAATTGCAAAAGATGCAATTACATATTGCACTTCAGGTCTTGTAGATAGAAATAAAGGTTCTGTTCTTTCTTATCTTCATAAGGCAATCAAGGCACTTAATCAACTGAGAATGATTGAGGATTCTCTTGTCATTTATAGATTATCAAGAGCACCAGAACGTCGTATTTTTTATATTGATGTTGGCAATCTTCCTAAAGTAAAGGCAGAACAATATCTTCGTGATGTTATGAATCGTTATCGTAACAAACAAGTTTATGATGCGAACACCGGAGAAATTCGTGATGATCGTAAATTTATGAGTATGATGGAAGACTTCTGGCTTCCTCGTAGAGAAGGTGGTAGAGGAACTGAAATCACAACTCTTCCAGGTGGTCAAAACTTAGGAGAACTTGCTGATATTGAGTATTTCCAAAAGAAACTTTATAGAGCACTTGGAGTTCCAGAATCAAGAATTGCTTCCGATGGTGGATTTAATCTTGGTCGTTCTTCTGAAATTTTAAGAGACGAACTTAAATTTGCTAAGTTTGTTGGTCGTCTGAGAAAGAGATTTGCTCAGATGTTCAATGATATGTTGAAGACTCAACTCATTCTTAAGAACATTGTTTCTGTAGAAGACTGGGATAGAATTGGTGATCATATTCAATATGATTTCTTGTATGATAATCAGTTTGCAGAACTAAAAGAAACAGAAATGTTGAATGAGAGACTTGGTGTTCTCGCAACTATTGAACCATATATTGGCAAATATTATTCACAGAAGTGGGTTCGTAGTAAAGTTCTTCGTCAGACTGATGGAGAGATGATTGAAATGGATGAGCAAATTGAACAGGAAATCAAAGATGGAATTATTCCTGATCCCAGTGCGATAGATCCTATAACTGGAGAACCATTACCACAAGGAGGTGAACAGGGAATGATGGGCGATGTTCCAATGGAACCAGAAATAGATGGTTCACCTACAGAAGTTGATGGTAAATCTGCTGAGATATAAATATAAAATATAGATATATTAAATTTCATGGAAGAAATTGTAAATTTGATCGGTTCTGATTCATCGGCATCTGATATTAGTGACAGAATCAAAGATGTTTTGTATGCAAAAGCAGCAGGACATATTGATAATGCTCGACCAGTAGTTGGTGCGTCCATGTTTGATGATCAGCAAGATAATTACGAAGGGGAAGAGTAATGGCATTAGCATCAACAGAGTTGACACCAAATACATATTTCCTTATCGGAAATAATGTAACTACCATAACTTTTCAGTGTCAGAGTAGCACTCCTGTTGTTATCGGAATAACAACCACCTCTGGCATAACAACAACAACACCTGGACTTGTTTATGATAGATTTGAAGGTGAGATGAAGAAGACTGTAACAGATTTATCACATGATGCTGGTGCTGCATACGTTTATGCAAAAGCACTTACAGGCACTTCTAAGATTATCTATGAAGGTGCCTGATTATGTCAGGTAAGAATCCTTTTTTAAGTTTTGGATTTGTTAGTCCATTCATGACATTCATAAGGGCATCTATTAGTAAAAACCTTTTCTTGGGTACTAGCCTTGACTTGAACTTTACTGAGAACCTTAGTTTAATCGATGATATCAGTGGCAACAACCTAATCACCTTCAGCCGTGCCAGTACTGGGACGTATGTCGGCAGTGATGGGTTGATTAAGACCAGTCCGGTTAACTTGGTTACGTATAGTGAGAGGTTTGATCAGTGGACTAAAATTAGGACGATTGTTTCCTTAAATTCCTTGGTTTCACCAAGTGGGCAACTAAATGCTAGCAAGCTTAACGTCACTACAGCTACTGGATACCATACTATAAACCGCATTGTAACGGGTGGAACGTATGTCGCTTCGATCTTCGCTAAGTCTGGAGAGTACGACGGCATCCAACTTACCGGAACAAATAGTACTGAAGACCACGCATGTTTTAATCTAACTAATGGCACAGCATATCACCAAGGATCAAACGTCACCGATATTAATATAAAAAATGTTGGCGGCGGATGGTATAGATGCTCTGCAAGACTTCCACTTGGAAATGGCAACCTTTTTATTGCTATTACTGATGGAATTACAACATCGTGGCTACCTTCCTTTGCCGGATCAAGCACATCGGATGGTATCTACATCTGGGGAGCCCAAGTAGAAGAAGGCTCCACCGCCACTGACTACATCCCAACAGGTGCAACGATTAGTGGTGCTCCACGCTTTGACCATGACCCCGTGACTGGTGAGAGCTTGGGGTTGTTGATTGAAGAGAGTAGGACTAACTTGCTGACGTATAGCGAGAGGTTTGATCAGAGTGTTTGGATTAAATCTAATGCATCGATTATTCCTAACGTCACCGCTGCACCTGACGGAACATTAACCGCAGACAAATTAGTCGAAAACAGTCTTTCAAATACTGCTTATTACATACAACAGTCTGTTTCAGGCGGGAACAACACCTACGTCAGCTCTGTTTACGTCAAGCAAGACGAGTCTAACAGGCATTTCTACATAGAGGTCGGTGGTTGTAGGGCTGGCATCAATCTCATTGACGGGAGTGTATTCTTTGGCCCAAGCACCTTCGGTACAGGTTGGTCTAATCCACAAGTCTTTGTTGATAATGCTGGGGATGGATGGTACAGGGTTGCGATTAGAGGTGATGCTGACGCGACCATTACCACTTGCCCTTCAAAAATGCATGTCGCAACTTTGACTGGTGGCGTGGGAGGTATTATATATGACGGAGACGGCACTTCTGGAGTTTAC